AGGCATCTCCGGGCAGCGCATCGCGGACGGCGCGGTGATCTTCATCATCAACGCATGGCAGAACGACGTGTCCGACCGGTTCAAGTCCATGGTGACGAGCGCCTCGATCCTGCTGTTCCGGGGGCTGCCGTCCTGGGGTTCGGTCAGCGGGCTCGCCTACATGGACGGTCCGGTGCAGGAGTTCGCCGTGAACCGGTACCGGGTGCCCGGAAACAACGCGCTCACGCAGTGGACGATCACCGGCGACCTGGTGGTCCCGGTGGCTCGGGGCCCGTTCACCTCCACGGTCACCAACGACATGGTGCAGGCGAACTGCGCCGGGGTCACGAACGCCGCGATCCTGGCCCGCTCCGGGGCGAAGAAGAACGTGGACATCAAAGCGAATCCGTTGTCGCTGTGAGGATACTTCCGGCCGGTATGCTCGACGCCCTGCGCGGCAGCGCGGGGGATGTCCGCATGGAGTTCAACATCTGGTACAACCAGCAGATGGCGTTCGCGAACGTGCCGGTCAGCAGCTGGTCGATCAGCTGGGACGCCACCCGGCAGGTCATGGGGCAGGGCACCTTCGCCTTCCTGGACCCGGAGGGCGTGATGGTGCCGTGGGGTTACAGCGACCCGCTGAGCGTGGGCGGCGGCATGGTCCAGTCGAAGCTGTTCGCCGGTGGCACCTCCGTGGACCTGGGCTTCCAGCGGATCAGCCGGTCCGACCCGATGGAGAAGTGGAAGCTGTACGAGCCCAACGGCAGGAAACTGTGGGTGTCCGGCACGCACACCATCAACGTGCAGGCCGACGACCTGACCACGCAAATCTCCACGAACCGGTTCCTGGCCCCGGAAACCCCTCCGGCGGGTGCGACCGTGTTCACGGAGCTGGCCCGGGTGGCCCGGCCGTACATGAACGTCATCATCGACGGCTCGCTGACGGACCGGGCGGTGCCCGCCGCCGTGGTGTACAAGGACGACCGGATCGCCACCCTGCAGCAGCTGTGCGACGCGATCGGTGCCGGAATGCGCGCCACCGGTTCCGGGCATCTGGCGATCTTCCCGCTCGCCGCCACCAGCGCCGTCTGGATCGTCGCCGGGGCCTCCCATGACGGGGCCCTGATCGACAGCTCCCGCAGCGCCGTCTACGCCGGACTGTATAACGGCGTGGTGTCCACGAACACGCTCCCGGACGGGACGGCCCTGGTAGGCACGGCGTTCCAGAAGACCGGGGACCTGGCCTGGGACGGCCCGCACGGGCATGTGCCGTACTTCCACAACGCCAACTTCGCAACCACGCAGTCCGCGATCAACGCCGACGCGCAGACCCAGCTGGACACGCTGATCCGGCAGCGCGCCTCCACCATACCGTTCACGGCCACCCTGCACCCCGGCATTGAGACCGGCGACACGGTCGGGGTGATGATGCCCATCCATGACGGATCGGAGCATGAGCTGGACGGCGTGGTCTCCGGTGTGACCATCGGCGGCACCGGTAACGTGAACGCCGCCATGACGTTCACCCTGAACGTGCCGGACAGTTCCGTTGAGGCCATCGCGGCCCTTAACCGGACGAGGTGGCTGGCATGATCGACCGCAGCAGGTTCGTCAACACCGTCTCGAACATGTCCACGGCGGGTGCGAGGCTGGAGCTCCGGCCAGGCATCATCACGCTCACCCCGGACCCGAAGCTCAGCCCCGGCCCGTACAGCTGGCAGGTCTCCTGCGGCGGGAACGTGGTGCAGGCGGCCTGGGCGAAGGGTGTCAGCCCGTACCACCAGGCACCCTGCACGCTGGCGCTGGCGACGGTGAACAACGTGACCACATACACGGTGATTGCGGTGATGTCCGCCCAGCCGAACCTGTCCGGCATGTATCAGGTGACGGCGTTCACCGGCGGGGCCGGGTCGGTGACGGTGAAAAAGAACGGCAACAGCTACACCGCGCACCGGGCGTCCAGCTACACGCCCACGGTCGGGGACTTCTGCCTGTGCTTCGACTACGAGGGCCAGCTGTACGCCGGGTTCCCGCTCGCCGCATACTCCCAGCCGACCCCGCTGACCGTGCCGCCGGTGGCACCGCCGCCCGCGCCGTCACCGTTCGGCAACTCACTGATCCCGGCACAGGACTCCGGGACGTGGACGACGATCCTGGGCGGCTGGAACACGTACTACGAGCAGGACGTGGCGACGGGTTCCGGGAACATCCCGGCGTCCACCGCGTCCTGGTTCTACAACGGCGGGACGCTGGGGCTGGCAAACCGGACGATCACGGCGCTGCAGATGTGGGTGCCCGCCCGGCTGGTCACCAGCCAGGCCAATAACAGTTCCGGTGTGACCATCAGCATCTGGACGCACAACGCGCTCTCACGCGGCACCACGGAGCCGTCCCGCATTGACGGGCCCTCCTCGTTCACCGTCTACCCGGGCTGGGCTGGCGGCTGGGTTCCGTTGCCCCTGAGTTTCGCGGCGACGATACAGGCGGGCGGCGGCCTTAGCATTGCCGGTGACCCGTACATTGTGCTGGCCGGAGTGGGCAGGTCCGGTGACAGCGGAGCTTTGCTGGCAGATTGGAGCATACCGTGACAGGTTTCATCACAGCCGAGGGGATTGTTATCCCGGCGGGTTCGGACACTTACGACTACGTCAATGACCAGCGCAGGTTCGCCGCCAGTGTCCGGTCCATCGTCCCTGTTGCGTTCGATGGCGCATTCTCCACCGTGGTGTCCGGGATGGCGACGGACGGGCGGCCGGTGTCGGACACGAACCCGCTGTTCGCCTGGAACGCGAACGACAAGGGTCTCCAGTACCAGGGCACTGCCGGGGTCATGCTTCCGCTGGGCCCGGCGGTGCCGTTCGGGCATATGGGTCGGACGGCGGGTTTTCAGACACTCACCCCGTCCGCCCAGACCGTGGGTATGGCCGCCGCTCAGGTCCTGCTGAACGGCATGACGTTCGATGCCACCCATAACGCACTGAAAGTCCCGGTGACCGGATATTACCGAATCACGCAGCGGTGCTACGCCATCGGCGGGACGGCCTGGTGCCTGAACTCATACCCCAACATCAACGGGACGGCCAACAGCGGTGCGGGTATCAGCCTGTGGAAGGCTGACTCGCAGGACTATTACAGCGGGGCGTCCATCATCCGGCTGCTCAACGCCAACGACTACGTGAATATTACCGCTTACGCCTCGTCCGGCACCCCGGGCTCCACCTGGGGAACCACCGGCAATGACGGCGTCTGGCTGGAACTCGAATGGGTGCAGGGTGCATAAGCCACGGGGGTTATGGGCTCGACGGCCCCGTCTGCATGGCCCGAGAGGGCACGCCCTCCTCGGGTTCGCATGCATGTCTGTCGGGTTCGGGCTCTCACTGGTGGGACCGTTCGCCCTACCAACAGTTCCAGCCCTATCCGCGATCAGCATTCTCCTGCCGCTGAGCATTTGGGGAATCATCTGGATCATCAACGGGGTCTTCCTGGCGCTCGCTGCTTTCCGGGCCGACCAGGCGAAGGCGCTCGGCGCGACGACCGGCCTGTTTATGGTGTGGACGTACAACTACGCCGTGTCCGCTGTCATGGAGTTCCTGCGAACGGGACAGACCCGTTACTGGCTGACGACAGTCATTTTTGCCGGTATGGTCATCGCGCTGATGGGCCTTGCCAGGATGGTGAACCCTGCACCCACCCACCTGGAGGTGGTTGAGTCAGCCGGTCCGGTCCCGGATGAGAACGGCGGTGAGGAGGAGTGAGTACCCAGCTGCAGGTCATCCTCGGTGTGGTCGCAGTCCTGGTTGGTGCGCTCACGTCGGTCCTGACGGTCAAGGCTAGCCGGAAAACCTCACGCGAGCAGAACACGCTGACCGGGGACAATAATCTCGTCACTCAGTACGGAACCCTGCTGGACCAGGTACAGGAGGAGCGCGCAGCGAAAGCGGCGGAGATAACGGCTCTGAAGGAACGCATGGACAAGATGGAGAGCCGGGAGCAGGAGCGGGCCACGACACAGCAGCGGCGCGACTCAATCATCCGGCGCTACATCTACGAGCTGCACCGGCACATCAACGACAAGCTGCCGCCGCCCCCGCCGCCTTTCCCGGCTGGCTGGGATGACTGACGGCGGGGCTCAACCTAAGACCGGTAAGGGAAAGGTAGTGTTCAGAGCATGACGACGAACGTGTATCAGGAACAGTGGATGGCCAGCGCTGCCGGGCGCAGGACCGACCCGGACGGTGACGGCAGCTTCGACTGCTGCGACACGCCGAAGGATTACTTCCAGGCGATCTTCTCGCTGGGCTGGAAAATGGGCTGGCCGGGGGCGGGCAACGCGCGGGACATGCTCTACACCTATGACACGGACTATTTCGACCAGATTCTGAACAACCCCAACGACCCGAACCTGCTGCCGCAGCGCGGGGACATCATCGTGTGGAACGGGAATGCCTACAACCCGTTCGGGCATATCGGCGTGGTGCTGTCCGCCGATGCCTCCGGGGTGACCATTATGCAGGAGGACACCGGCCTGCAGGTTTCCATGTTCGTCGGCAAACTGGCTTACTACCTTGCGACCGCAGGCATGGTGTCCGGCTGGCTGCGGCCCAAGTTCACCGCCTCCGGACCTGTGGTCTCCCCGACCGGCGGCGGGATCACGCCGATCCTGCTCGGCAACCAGCGCAAGGTCGGCCCCGCACCCGTCAATGAGCGGGCCACGGCGAACACCAGCGCCACGATCATCCGCACCGCTGCGGCTGGCAGCATCGAACAGTTCACCGGCTGGCTGCACGGCCAGCCCGTCACAGTCGGCACCTTCACCTCCGATATCTGGTTCACTGACGGCTCCGGCTCGGAATGGTGCGGCGGCTTCGAGGATCAGGGCACGCACGACCTGAAGGACGCCAACGCGGTCCTGAAGCCGAACCAGCGCAAGGTGAGCGCCTTCACCGTGCTGGAACGCAGCGCGCCTAAGACCACGGCGGCCGTGCTCCGGCAGGCAGCACCCGGCACCATCGAGCAGTTCACCGGCTACGTGCACGGCGAGTCGGTGACCGCGACCGGCGGCTTCACGTCCGACATCTGGTTCTGCGACGCGCAGGGCTTCGAGTGGTGCGGCGGTTTCGATGACCAGGGTGTGCACGACCTGCCCGACCTGACACCGAAGCCCGGTCCGGCACCCGTGCCCGCGCCCGCCCCGGCCCCAGCACCAGCACCGGCTCCGCTGGCCGCGCTGGACATCATCGACGTGTCCAAGTTCCAGCCGCAGGACATCTCCAAGATCACGGAAGCCAACGGCTTCATCATCGGTGTCACCGCCGGTGTGACCGTGGTCAACCCGATCTGGACCCAGCAGCTGGCCGAGGTCCGGAAACTGCCCGCCGACATGATCGGGCTCTACCACGCGCCCAACCAGGGACCGGAGTCCGCGATTGAAGCGAGCACGCATTTCTGGAACACGGTTGCCCCAGAGCTGAAGGGCGGCGAGCGGCTGTTCCTGGACTTCGAGTTCATGGACCTGACCAACGTGGCCTGGGCCCATGACTTCATCCGCAACCTGCGCCTGCTCTCCAAGTCCAAGGCCGATCTTTACATCGGCTGGTCCACGGAGCAGAACAGTGACTGGAGTTCCGTGGCGAACGACCCGGACGACATCCGCATCTGGATGGCCCAGTACCCGTGGGGCACGCCGCAGAACGGTTTCGTGCACTGGGACAACCCGCCGAAGCCGAAGTGGTGGAAGTCCGTGGAGGCGTGGCAGTACACCTCGCATGGCCGGGTGCCGGAATATCCCGGGGTGGACCTGGATTTCTCCGCGTTCTACGACACGCCCGCCGTGTGGCAGGCCCGTGGCGTCCCGGTTAGTGCTATCCCCGTACCGGCCCCGGTGCCGGTCCCCACACCTGTTCCGGCACCCGTCGGAATGCCGCTGGTCCTGCTGACCCCGACCGGGGACGGAACGCATGTTGACGTGTACGTGCAGATGCCCGGTCAGACGCAGGTGCCCGCAAATATCACCACCATGGGCTAACGCCCGCTAGCAAGGAGAACAAAATGCAGAAGCTGCTGGGTTCCGCCAAAGCGGTCGCCGCGTTCGTCGGTTCCATCATCACCGCCCTGCTGGGCGTGCTCCCCCCGGCCCAGTACCACTGGCTGGTCATCCTCGGTGTGGTCGCCACGACTATCACGACCTGGGCCGTTCCGAACAAGGCCGCCACGCCCGGCGTTCCGCCCATCACTCCGGTGGGGTAACCCGCCAGTAGTATAGGGGTTATGACGAACAGTTGGGGAAACCCCCGCGTGCCGACCTTCCGGAAGAAATACATCCGGCCGGTCAAGTCCGGGGCATGGTCGATCCTGATCCACGCGGCACTCGTGGACATGGTTTCGGAGATACTGGAGAGTGTCACCGCATCAGGAATCCACCTCACCGAAGAACCGGTGGGGTGGATTCCCTACGTGGACGGCGGCTCCCCGCTGGAGGAGGGTCGCAGCCTGTACCTTCCCGGCGGCTTCCCTGATGACGCCTTCCATGACTGGGGTTTCGACCGGGTGCCGGGCTTCGCGGACACCTTCACGTTCCCGGGCAGCGCCGACCAGGCCCGCGAGCTTGCCGTGAAAGCGGAGGTCGTCCGCTCTCTGCGCTGCATGCCCGCACTGAAGAAACCCGACGGTTCCCCGGTGACGGTGTTCCCCGGTGACCGTGAGGTGCGGCTGGGTGACTACGGGGACGACGTGCGGGCCTTCCAGATGACGTACGCCTGCCCCACGCAGGACGGCGAATGCGACCGGGCGACGCTGGACCTGGCCGCGTACATCCAGCGCCGCAACGGGGCGGCGGTGACCGGCACCATTGACGAATACGCCTGGATGGCGGTGTTGCCGACGACGCTGAACATGAGCCAGGAGTACGGCTGCTCAGGGAACATTGTGCGGCTGCTCCAGGCGGTGCTGTACTGCTACGACTGGGACTCCGAGCTGATGGTGTCCGGCCGGTACGACCAGCAGACCATGTCCGCCATCCAGCGGCTGCAGGACACGTACGGGCTGCGCACCTCCGGTGTTACGGGTCCGGCGGAATGGGCGATCCTGCTCGGGAAGCAGGTGCGCAGTGTCTACTGACCTGATGGAGGCGCTGGACACGAGGACCTTCGAGACGATCACGATCCCCTGCTCCGGGACCGGGCACTGGACGGACCGGCGGCTGCACGGCGACCCGAAGCTGCCCGCGAAGTTCGTGGTGCGGCTGACCTGCCCCTACTGCCCCAAGAACGTGCTGCGCCCGGTGTGCGAGTATTTCGTGGAGCACGGCATGAGCGGTGACCGTGTGATCAACTGCTCCAACTGCCACAAGAATTCGTTCGCGGACGAGGCGTTCACCGTGGTGGGTCCGCTCTGACCCATTGTGTTCCTAACCCCTGTATGACATAATTATCTTATGAACCAATTAGACGGGCAGATCAGCCTCGACGAGTACCTGACCAGCCTCGACGGACCGCTCGATGAGACCGAAACCGAGATGGGCACCGACGATGTCTGGGCCAACCGGATGCTCCGGGAACTCGCCGCCGCCGAGAAGAACATCCGCACCAACACGGCCATGGCCGATGCGGAGCGCGCCAAGATCACCGCCTGGGAGGCGGTCGTCAACGATCCGCTGCAGAAGCGGGCTCTCTGGCTCCGTGAGCAGCTGGAGAAGTACGCCGTGTATGTGCGGACCAACGAGGACCGCAAGACGGTGCACCTGCCGTTCGGAAAGATCACCACCACGCCGAAGGCCGATGAGTGGCTGATCGACGCGGAGAGCTTCGTGGCCTGGGCCCGGACCGCCGGGGTCGCCGACCTGTACCGCGTGCCGGAACCGGTGCCGAACCGCACCGTGATCAAGGGGGCTTTCGCGGTGGACTCCGAAGGCCACGCCGTAGATACCGCGACCGGGGAGACGATCCCCGGCATCGAAGTAAGGAAGTCCGATGCCTACAACATCCAGATCAAAACCACCTGAGAAGGAACCAATGAAAGTCCAGGAATGCATTACCGAAGTCATGAAGACCGTCCGGGCCGTGGGCAAGGACAGTACGAACACGCAGCAGCATTTCAACTTCCGTGGCATCGACGCGGTCGTGAACGCTCTGTCCCCCGCCATGCGGGAGGTGGGCCTGTCCGTCCGTCCCTCCGGCATCCTTTCCATCACCCACGAACCGTTCCAGTCCAAATCGGGCACCTCTGGCACGGCCGTGAATGTGATCGTGGAGTACACCTTCACCGGGCCGGACGGGGATGAACTGAAATCCGTGGTAGCGGCCGAGGCGAACGACTACGGCGACAAGGCCACACCGAAGGCCATGTCGGTGGCGTTCCGCACCTGCCTGCTGCAGGCTTTCGCCCTGCCCACCGATGAGACGGACCCGGACGCCCAGTCCTACGACAGGGGCGAGGAACGCTTCATGGCAGGCAGGGTGCAGGGGGACTTCTCCAACGCCCGGGTGCAGGGCATCCCGCCCGCAACGGAGAAGCAGAAGCAGTGGCTGGACGGGAAGATCGCGGAACTGGACGACAGTGAGCGGGACGAACTGCTGGAGCAGTGGCAGCGCAGGGTGCTCCCGGGCATCATGGAACTGAACGCCACCGAAGCCGCCGTGGCCCGCGACCTCGTCATCGCCGCCCTGGAGAAGCACAACGCCAGCAGCCTGCCGGAGCAGTACACGGACACGCCGATGGCGCTCTCCAATGAGGTTCCTGCGGGCGGGCGGGAGGCCCTGAACAAGCTGCAGGACTACTCCAACACCGGGCGAAGGGGTATCCCGCAGCCGGGCTTCATGGGTCGCGGCCCGAACGGCGAGTCCCCGTGGTTCGAGGGGGCCGATAATGCCTAGGGACAACGCCGCCTCCTATATCGCCCAGGGCCCCTACCGGGGCCCGAACCCGCACCCGCTGCCGAAGGTCGTCTTCGTCTGCGGGGAGCCGGACGGGAGGGAGTTTGACGTGCCCATGATCGGTGGCCATCTCTGCTGGATGAACCAGGACGGCACGACGGCCTACTATTACGGGCAGGGGTATCTGGACCGGCGCGGGCGTCAGGTTTACGCCCTCAGGGATTCCATCGCCGATTGTGTCTGGCACGAACAAACGGTATAGGTGTAAAGTCGTGGGAGACGGTATTGGGGAGAGGAGGAGGACGATTTGACCGGCATTGTGTTGGGGGGATAAGTGCAGCTATCCAATCAATGCAGGGAGCAGAGATGCCGCATAAGAACTGGCATGACCGGAACGGTCTGAACTGGACTGAGAATGTGAAGATGCTGGTACTGATGTACCTTGAGAACGACTTCCAGGCGAGCGCCTACACCGCCGTATCGGCCTGGGAGATGATGCAGACGTGGCCCAAACCGGAGACCATGTACGACCTGCTGGACTGTGCGGAGCGCGCCATGATCCAGGTCTGTACTCCGGAGGACCTGTAGGGGACAGGACAGGCCCGGTACTGGGGGGTGCCGGGCCTGCCTGTGATTACTTCACTGGAGAGTGGAGTAATATAATCATATACCCGGAATGATTACCCGGATATACGCGAAAGACTGGAGAGTGTTATGAGTTCTGAAGCATTGTCCTGGGCCAAGTCCCGGAACGTCAAAACGAAAACCCAGCGTGAACTGCTGCTTGCCATGGCGGACTCCGCTGACCCGTCAGGCAGGCTGTGGGCCCCGCTGAGCCAGTTTCACGGCCTGGCTGGGATAGATACACCCAAGCAGCTTATGAGGGCCGCAGATTCGCTCGTGGCGGCCGGGCTGGCCTGCAAGATGTGGCATCCGGATTCGCATGTCTGGCTGTTCGATCTGGTGATGGGCTGATGATTACCCGCAACAAGCTGGCCTTCGAGGGCCGGTTTACCCAGATTCCTAACAGCTGGCTCAGGGACGACCGGCTGTCATGGCGGGCCCGGGGTCTGCTCGCTGGCATCATGTCGCACGAGGTCGGCTGGCACATCTCCTCGGAGAGCCTGTCCGAAGGCGGTGCCGAGGGCCGGGACGCCGTCCGGAATGCCCTCGTCGAACTGGAACGGTTCGGCTACCTGCAGCGCGACGGAAGCCAGCGCCGCAAAGGCAAGTTCGCTGGCGTTGATTACATCATCACGGACCCGTTCGAGGACCCCGAAGTGCCACCGTCGCCTGATAATCAGGCACTGGATACCCGCAGCGGTGAGACCCCACCGTCGCCTGAAAAACCGTCGCCTGATAATCCGCAGCAAAGAATACTATCTAAAGAAGATTCTTTTCCTTCGGAAAAGAGCGCCGCTGACGCGGACGCCCCGGAGGCCATCATTGCCAGAAAACTCTATGACTGGACACGGGGTGCGGTTCCGTTCATGGGGATGCGGCAGATCGCGAAGTGGGCGATGCTGAACTGGCCTGACCACTCACCGGAAATCATCGGCAGGGCCATGCAGGAGATGTACCGCAACGGCAGAGGCATCACCCGACAAAACCTGCAGCGCTCGCTGGATTCCATCCAGGCAAAACCGGTGGATGTGCACGCCGCCATCGAGGAGAAGTACAGCTACCGCAAGACCGCCGCCGAAATAGCCCTGGAACGGGTCAGCGAAGAACCGGGCGGATGGGAGCGGATCAGTGCCGGACTATGAGAACCTGCAGCTGGCCGAGAAATCCGTCCTCGGTTCGATGCTCCTGTCCGCCGACGCGGTCAGGGATGTATCCGAGGTGGTGGCTGGCGGCGATTTCTTCAGCTCCATCCACGAACTGATTTACCGTGCAATCCTGTTCGAGAATGCGAGAGACCACCACGTTGACGTGGTGACCATCGCCGGTGCGCTGGAGCGCGAAGGTGAGCTGCAGCGGTGCGGCGGTGCCGCCTACCTGCACACGCTGATCCAGGAGGTGACCTCTCCGGCGGCCGCCGAATTCTATGCCCAGATCGTGGCCAAAGCCGCCATCCGGCGCAGGCTTGGGCAGGCGGCGGACCTGGCGAAGCAGCTGAGTGAAAGCCCCGGCGACGAGGCGGAGCTGGTTGAACTGGCGCACCGGGCCATCGACAGAAGCATGCGGGCCACGCCTGGGGTGGTACAGGATTTCGGTGACACAATCGACGAGACCATCGACCTGCTCAACCAGGACGTGGAATACAAGCCGACGCCGTGGAAGTCGCTGAATGACATCATCGGCGGATTCCAGCCCGGGGGGCTCTACGTGATCGGCGCACGCCCGGCGGTCGGGAAATCCGCCGTCGCGCTGCAGGCGGCCCGGCACCTTGCCCGGTACGGCTCCGTTGCTTTCAGTTCGCTGGAAATGTCCCGGAACGACATCAACATGCGCGCCATGGCCATGGAGCTGGGCATCGACCTGACCCGGCTGATCAGGCGCAAACTGACCCCGGTGGACTGGAACAAGATCGCAAACCGGCGGGCGGCATGGCAGGGGATGCCACTGGTCATCAGCGACGACTCCGGTGTGACGATCACCGACATCCAGCGGTTCAGCCGCTCAGTGAACAACCATAAGCCGCTCGCCGGAATAGTGGTGGACTATCTGCAGCTGATGTCCCAGCACCCGGGCGACAAACGGAACCGGCAGGAGTTCGTATCCGATATGTCCCGGTCGCTGAAAAAGCTGGCCATGGACATGCACGTCCCCGTCCTCGCACTGTCCCAGCTGAACCGCAGTTCGGAGGCCCGCGCGGACCGTCAGCCGCAGATCAGCGACCTGCGCGAGAGCGGCGCGGTGGAGCAGGATGCCGATGTCGTTGTGCTGCTCCACCGGGACACGATGGGGGATAACCGGGAGGACCTGTCCATGATCGTGGCGAAGAACCGCAACGGAATTACGGACACCGCGCACCTGAATTTCTACGGCCAGTTCAGCATCGCCCTGGACAAGGATGTGAATGTGATGGGGCCGTACACGCACACCAACGGCCGGGACGTGAAGGCACTCGCCGCCAACGACAGGGGAGACTGATGGGCAAGCACCAGCTGGTCAAGGAGGTGCGTGAGGTGGTGGACTATGCGAGCGGCTACGGCTTCACGCTGCAGGGCACATCCGGAGGCAACCATGTCATTCTCAGACACAGCAACGGGCGGGTGATCATCCCGGGCACGCCGGGCGGCGGACGGTGGGAGCGCAACGCCAAGGCGCTGATCAGACGGATAGCGAGGGGGGCGTAGTGAAAGCCTCCAGGAAGTCCCAGAACAAGCGCCGGACCACCGGTGTCACCCGGTCGGCCCTGCGGCTGTCCCTGGTGGCCGCGCGCGGTTCCTGCTGCCAGTTCCCGGACTGCACGGAGGTGTTCTCCGACATGCACGAGGTGCTCTCGCGCGGCAGGGGCGGCTCGCCGGTCGATCCTGAGAACATCCTGCTGCTGTGCCGGGAGCACCATCACACGGTCACCGTGAACCCGTCCATGGCGGAGGCCGCCGGGCTGTCCAGGGCGCGCACGGCCGACGAGCACAGGGCGCTCTACCGTCCATGGGAAACCTAAGCGTGGTATTGTTGATGTATGAAAGAGAAGAAGCTTCCAGTCCCGGACAGCGAGCTGCGCAGGATCGGCTCACTGACCGCCCTGATGCGCCAGAAGGAAGCGGAACTCACCGAGCTGCAGCGGACCCGGTACGCGGAGGTGTCGCGTCTGGCGATGGGAGACGAAACCCATCAGCGCGTCTCGTACGCACGGCTCGCCGATGCCATGGGACTTTCCGAGGTGGCCGTGTACAAGGTGCTCCGCAGGAACGGACCGCCGCTGCGCGAGCGCCGCAAGACAGGCGTGTAACGCCCCAACGACTGCCCCATCCGGAACATGAGCCGGGTGGGGCTTTTGTCTGCCCTATTGTGTTCCTAACCCCCGTATGGGATAATTAGTTTACCAAGTCAACAAGGAGATTGCCGTGACGCTCAAGCCGTTATTCATCCCGGAACGCGGAACCGTGGCGAGGTACCTGCTTCGGCAGCTGGCCGAAAGTCCGGAGGAGAAGCCGTGCGCCGGGGACAAGGAACTCTGGTGGGCCACAGGCAACGCGGACATCGCGCTCGCGAAGCAGTTCTGCAAAGCCCACTGCCCGCTGATCGACATCTGCCTGCAGTACGCTATCGAGGCGCATGAGAAGGAAGGCGTCTGGGGGGGCACCAGCGCCTGGGAGCGATCGGCCATCTTCTCCAGGATGGCCAAGGCCCGCCGCAGGGAGCGCGAGGTCGCGGCCCGCAAAGCGGCCCGGCTGGAGAAGTCCATGGAAAGAGAGACCGCATCATGATCGCAATTCTGTTTGTCTGGCTGGTTGGCGTAGGCCTGACGTTCGCATCCCTGGCCGTCCACGACCTGAACGTCTGGGTGCCCCTGATCAGCGTGGGCGTGTTCATCCAGATCGCCGCCGTCGTCATGTTCTGGAAGGCGCAGCCGTGATGGACTCCGAGGAGCTGCACCGGATGTGCACCTTCGCCTCCTCCAAGGGCGTCGGCGTCCGGGTCTACATCCAGCCGGACGGCACGATCACCGCGTGGCCGTCGGCGGATGTCGAATGCGGGCACACGCATCTGGTCACCGAACCGAAGGACGAACCCGATGGCGTATGAGGAAATGCTCTTCGGTATCATCGAGGATGACATCGCCGGGGACGAACGGACCCAGCAGAAACGCATCGGCCCCTCCGGGCTTGGAACACTCTGTTATCACTGCCTGGGTTGCATGATCGCCGAGGTGCCGAAAAAGGAATCCGTCGCGGACCGGTGGCTGACGTTCATCGGCAGGTGCGTGCACACCGGCCTGGAGAAGGCGCTGGTCCGGCGCAACCGCAAGCTCGGCTTCGAGCGGTTCCTTCCCGAGCATAAGGTGTTCGTCGGCAACGTCGGAGACATCCGCGTCACCGGTACCACCGACTTCTACGACACCGTCGAGCATGTCGTCGGAGACTGGAAGGTCGTCGGCAAGAACACGCTCAACAAGGTCCGGCGCGGAGACGTGAGCGAGACCTATCTCGGCCAGGCCGACCTGTACGGGCTGGGCCTGTCCATGGAGGGGCTGGAGCCGGAGAAGACCTGCATCATGTTCCTGCCCCGCGACCTGTTCCACGTCCGCGAAGGCGTCGCCGTGATCCGGGACTGGGATAAAGCCAACGCTCTCGCCTGCCTGAAGCGGGCCAATGACATCAAGGCGCTTATGGACCTGCACGGCACGGAAAATGTGATCCGACAGCTCAAGAGAAAGCCGGGCTGCTATGACTGTCCCCGCTATGCGATCTGAGAAGCCGGAGAACTGCACCTGCTTCTGGGTGGACCCGAAGACCTGGCAGATACAGTTCGGCGACTACCAGCCCGGCGGCTGGTTCCAGGGAGACCCGGGGTGTCCCGTCCATGGATAGCACCATCGCCGTCGAGGGCGGCAGGTTCCTGATCCGCACCCCGTGGGACCCGGCGGTCATTTCCGACATCCGCAAGCTTCCCGGCCGCCGCGCCGAACCCGACATGGCTGCCTGGAGTGTGCCGCTGCAGTTCGGGGCGCACATCCGCGAACTCGCCGATCGGCATGGCCTGCTCCTGGTCGGGCAGGCCCGGGACCTGGCCGTCAGCCCCACCGTCACCGCCACCGTGGACCACAAGGGGGCCAGCTTCGAGCTGCGCTTCAGCGCCGGGGACCGGGACCTGCTCAAGGCTGTGACCGCCATCCCGGGCGCGACCTGGTTCGGCCCGTCCGAATGCTGGCTGGTCCCGGAACGCTGGGGCACCCGCGTGGACAGGTGGTCGGAACTGGCGTCCGCCGTGCTCACCTCCCGCGCCGAAACCGCCGTGGCCAGGGCCTACGACGCCGAAGTCCGCTTCGCCGCCTCCAGCGCCAGGGAATCCGGCTGGGAACCGTCCGAGGGGCTGCGGCTGGAACTCTACGACTACCAGCGGGCCGGGATCGACTACATCATCCGGCACGCCGGTGGCCGCTGCATCATCGGCGACGAACCCGGGGTCGGCAAAACGGCGCAGGCCATCGGCGTGATCCACGAGCTCAAAGCCGTCCCCGCCGTGATCGTCGTCCCCGCCTCC